GTTCGATTGCATTTCCATCAGTATCTATAAATAAATTTGATGTACCAGCATCTTTAATAAAACTTCCACTATTACTATGAAAAATTTGTAAATCATTGGAAGCACCTAAATTAATTACATTACTATCGCCTAAATTAATATTACCAGTAACTGTTACACCACTAGATGTTGTTTCAAATTTCTTAGAGTTGTCATAGTAAAGTTCAACTCCTGCGTCTGACCTAAATTTAGCAATATTTTCACTTGTACCTTTGTTAATATCTACTCCATCTCCATCTGACCTAAGAATTAATCTTCCTGTTCCAACATCTGAAATAATGCTAGATGAACCATCATGGAAAATTTCTAAATCATTTCCAGTTCCAAATTTTGCTTTTTTATTATCACCTAATAAAATATTTTCTGTAAATGTAACATCTTCGCCACTTGAAATTGTAATAGCTGTGCTTGTTGCATTGTCATCTATACCTGCAGAGGTAAAACCAGATACTGTAGCACCAGCAGGTACGGTAATAGTATCGCCAGATGCACCAATAGTAATTACATTACCTGATTCGTTGATAATGTTATTACCATCTATGTCTTGAATTGTGTTTACTTTAATTATTGATGACATTACGCGTTCTCCAATTGTGTTATTCTAGCTTCTAATTCTTCAATTTTAATTTGTTGTTCCTGCATACCTTTAACTAAAACTGGAATTAAATCTTGATACCTTACGTTGTAATATTTTGTTTCGTCATCAGCATCTTTTTTTGTTAGGTCTAATGCTTCATCAACTTGACCAATTAAACTTTGTGCTATGATACCTATTCTGTTTCTGTAATCATCTGCATCTGTTTTGTATTTGAAATTAACTGGTCGCATTGCTGAAATTTTATCAAGACCATTTGTTAAATCAGTAATATCTTTCTTTAATCTTTCGTCCGAATATGAACCAAATGATGTTCCTTGTGGTGATAATTGCACACCAACACCAGAGTTATTTCCAGAGAACATTCTTAAATTTCTATTTTGTGAATTTTGACCAATAAAATAAGCAGCAGTATCTAAGAAATGAAAAGCAGAATAACCACCACCATTAATTTCTAAATTTGGTGTACCAACAGTACCACTAGCTGATTGTGTTGTCATTAACTGTCCTGAAACAGTAAATGTTCTTGAGGGATTATTTGTATTTACACCAACTCTGCCAGAACTACCTTTTAAATATAATTGATTTGCAAGTGCACTTCCACCATCTAATGCTCTTAATTCTAAATCAACATCATTTGCACCATTACTAATAGCAGTCATTTTTCCAACACCACTAACTGAATTAATCATAACTCCATGTGCTGTAGCATAAGCATTTGCAGACGTTGCATGGTCGCCAGAAAATACTGCTGAACCTCTTGAATCTAATTTTTCTTTTGGGTCTGAAGTTCCGATACCAACATTTCCAGAATTATTGATACGGACTCTTTCAGCGGCAGCAGTAGTAAATCTCAAAGCATCTACATCATGTAAATAAGCTATTTCTCCTCTATCATTATCGTCACTATCTCCAAAAGCTAGTATTCCTGCACCAGTTGTTCCAGAGCCAATAGTAATTCCAGAATTTCCACTAGCTTCTACAAATAACTCATCAGCATTTGTATTAGGCGATACTCCACTGTCAGAAGTATAACCATGAATTGTTGCATTTGGTGATGACGTTCCTACTCCTAAATCTTTTTTAATAAAAGTAGTTCCATCATTAAAAGTTGCTAAAGTTGTTTCGTTACTTGAATTTCTTATAGATAAATGGTCAACTGAAGAAGAAACAATATCTGCTATTTGAAAACCACTTGAAGCAAAACGTAATGCAAAGAAATCAACACCACTTCCTGCAAGATTTAAAGTTGCAACTCCACTACTTCCAACAACACCAGAACGAATTGATACTCCTGTTCCTGCTACTCCACTTGCACTTGTTGTACCAAAACAACCTATACCATCAGACCTAATTCTAAACCTTTCAGTATTATTAGTTGAAAATGTTAAATGGTCATTTTTAGCTTGATTAATACGAAATATTCCTCCTGAAGAATAATTAATACTTCCCATAGCACCAGAGCCATCTCTTAGTGATATTGATGGTGTAGCATTAACTGAATAAGCACCACCATCTTGAATAATTAATGTAGGCTCAGAACTAAATATGTGTAATAAACTTGATGGACTAGCTGTACCAATTCCAACTCTGTCATTTGAACTATCAACTTTTAATGTGCTTGTATCTACTGTAACATCTCCACTGATAGTAGCGGAACTTAAAGTTCCAAGTGAAGTTATTGTGGGTTGAGCAGATTCAATGTTTATTGTTACAGCTCCTGTTGTACCACCACCAGATAAACCTGTGCCAGCTACGACTTCGCTGATGTCTCCTGGTAAGGGTGAGCCATTACTTTGTAATGTACCTACAAGGTTAACCGTGTCTCCAGAAGCTCCAATTGTGATCGTAGTTCCTGATTGTGGTTCTATTGCATCTACTTCTAATTTACTCATTATACTATTACTAATGTCCCCGTTACTGTTACAGTTGCAGGGATTGTAATAGGACCTGCAAGAACTGCGTTTTCAATTGTTTGAGTTCCGTCGATCGTAGACGCTTGGTTTGGTATAAATTCGTTAGGGGCCGTTTGACCTCCAATGTATTGGACTCCGTTTACTATTGCTGTCATAATTCCTCCTAAGAACTAATTTGATTAATAAATGAAGTAACAATATCAACAGACGATGCCGTATTAGATACTGCCTTCAATACATCACCACTTTTTAAAACAATTTTTGATCCGCCTTGAATTAATTCGATTGCAGAATTTGGTGGGATAACCACACCTTTTGCAAGATATTTGTTTCCACTATTAACAATATAAACATCAACTTCAATTGTAGAAGTTAAAATATTACATAGTCTAATTCCAATAACTGCATCAAAGTCTGATCCAGTTATAAGTGTTACTTCACTTGTTCCTACTGCCGATTGTAAATTGTTTCTAAAATTTTGTGCCATATTTTTTTCCTATTTATAATGCAACCGCCATTGCTAATGCAAAACCAGTTGACGCTGCTCCTACTGGATCACCTGAACCATCCAGGTAAACCGATTTTTCCGCAGGCATTGTACAAAATACATTTAATGTACTTGTACCACCTGAATTAAAATTAATTTTTGAAGTATTACCTGCAGAGTTACTTAAAACAGTATCTCTTTGTAAAGTTGTAGAACCTGAAAGAGTTCCTAATCCTACTTCAAAATTATTTGTGCCTTGTTCAAAGATAGCATAATAAGTTGTATTAGAAGTTCCAATACCACTATTAAATGTTATAAAACCAGTTACGGCTCCAGCTAATGTAATATCACCCGTGCCTTGTGTTGTACTAGTTTCTTTTACTCTATCATTTATAACTAAAGCCATAAAATTTTTCCTTAACTCATACTAATAATTGCATTAGCAGGCGTAGACGGATCAGGGAACGTAACTGTAAAAGTACCGTTAGTCGCTGTCTTGTTTCCACCAAAATCTAAAACTACTACTAATCTATTTGCTACACCATCAACTGTATCTGTATTATAGATAGCTGCAAAAGCTGCAGTGAAAGTTGCACTACTATAAGTAACATTGTCAAAATCAACTGAAGCAACTGCTGTGCCAGAAGCAACCGTCTGTGATCCTAAAGTTTTTACAGAATAGTTAGTTCCACCTGTTGAATCTACTTCGCCGTTACTAGTTCCTAATAAAGCAACTGTTGATGCTGTTGTATAAGGATTAGTTGTGTATAAAGAAAATTTAAAAGTGTTTCCTCCGTTTGCAAAATCATGCTGCCCAGAAAAAAGTGCACCTCTAAAACTAAATGGTATTATATTTGCCATATTCTTTTATCTCCTTAATTAACTTGATGGTGGTTTAACATTAAGTTGAGCCCGAACTTCACCATCTTGATATTCGTCTCTGCGTCTGATACCGATTTGCTCGATAGCGTACGATTCGATTGCTTGTCTATAAGCCTGTTGATAGTATTGTAACATATCCTGTGGGCCTTTCAAGTATGCATATGTATTTACCAGACATCCATATAAAAGTAAATCTTGATATTTGTTTGACAGATAAGTTCCTACTGTAGCTGGAGCTGGAGTAGATGTGGTATCTGTAATTGTTTCTGGTTCTTTATCATATGATATTGTAATTTCGTAAGTTTTATCAGGAGTAGGAGCTACTACCCAAAAAGTTTCATCCCAATTAGCATAGTATTTTGGAATATCTACGGCAGATGTAGAAGGTGTGGAATAATACTCTGCCATAAAACTAGTATCTCTTTGTTCTAAATAATACTGATTGCCTTCTTGATCTTTAAATTGAACATATCTAATTGCTCTTAAATCAGTCGGAATTGTTACATATCTGTTTCCTATAATAGCATTAGAAGTTGCATAAAATACGTTTTGATCTGTATCAATTTCTCTGTAAATTTTATTTTCTGTATTTTTAATAATTGTGTTTAATACAGAATCAGTTAATACTTTTGGAGTAGTCACTCCATTATCTACTTCTGTATAATTCTTAATATCAGTTCTTAAGTTATCTAAAGTGTATGCCATTATCCGTTTACTACCTCAAGTGTTACTGGTCCCGCTGAACAATTTGTTCCTCCACCTTCTATATTACCAGACGTTGCATTACTAGCGCTAGTTATATAAAAATAATTTATTGGATTAGTCAGAGGATCAGATGTTGTTGCTCCGGTAACATTACCGGCAGAATCTATTTGACCTAATGCAATTGTAAAACCATTTGCATTGTTTAAATCACTAACATTATCAAAAGTTGGAATGTTAGCAAACGATTGTAAATTTCTTAAATCAGCTGGATCAGAACCACCTGGTCCTGCACTTATTACTTGTGGTGCTCCTCTAAATCTTACAATGGAACCTGCAGCTCTTTGGTGATTTTCTGAAAAAACATTTACATAAGTTACACCACCAGAGATAATAGATGTAAATGGATTGTTGTCCAAAAGTATTAGACTTGTTTTTGATGCAGGTTGTGGTCTTGGATTGTATAAAGCTTGAGAATCAGAACCCACAGGTTTTGGAGAAAGTTGTGGCTGCTTTGCTTCAAATTCTGAAGTGTGAACTAAAGATCCATTCCATTCTCTAACCATTTCAGAATATGGATATACCATTCCTGATCTATCAGAAATGGCTAATGCGTGTTTACCCGAAGCATACTTACCCATTATACTCCATCTCCATAAAATGTTTGTGGTGAAATAAAAGTAGATGTACCTTGGTTGTCTGCATCAAGTGCTCTTAATAATTCACTTTCATATCTTCGTTCTAATTCTTGACTCATTTCAGGTGAATATTTTAAACTTAAATAATATGCAAGACCAGACATCATACAAGGATAGAATCTATTTACTACATCTGCAGTATTATTATATGCACCTACATCTTGAATTTTAGATAAATAATAAAAACAAAATTGAAAACTACTTGGTGTAGTTGTACTTGATACACTTGAACTTGGTGTTGTATATAAAAATATACTTGGGTTTAATTTTCTTTCTACATAATATTGTGAAGGCGTGCCTTTAGCTAATTTATTTGGTGTTTGTGAGTATGTAGATCTATCTATTTTAGTTAAAGCAATATCTTGAGGCTCTGTAGTTGTGCTATTATTTCTATAGTATGCTTCTAATACATCACTAATATCACTTGGAAAATTTTCTGAATCTGATGCAAAATTATATTCTGCTTGTCCTTCAACCAAAGGAACTTTAGCTAGTTTTACTTTCCATAAATGAACACCTCTATTACCCCATTCTTGAAACATAATATTTAAAGAACGTCTTGCTGATCTTAATTGATAACCTGTTCTAGTTCCTCTAACACCAGTTCTCTCAAATGCTTCTTCTATAATATCATCTATCTGTGGATTAAATTCAGTTTCACCAGAAGTTGGTGATATAGTTTGAGCAGTATTACCCATTCCGGAAGTAGCTGTAGCACCTGAATTATAATAAAATAATAATGGTGCTCCGACTGTTCTTACAGGTGCAACATTAATTGTTGTCTTTGCTCCTGTAGTTCCCGGTGTTCCTGTATGTGTAACGCCTGTTGTATATTCTGCACCACCTGTTGTAAAAGTTCCATCTTTTGTCGTTGAAAAAGAAAATTTAAAATTAGTATTAGAACTATCAGAAGTATCAAATATAACAGTATCGCCTTCTTGTAAAAACAATACAGGACTTACTTCTCCGTTAATAAAAAATTTATTAGCAGTTCCAAAGGCGTTAGTGCCACTTGCTACAGTGACTGTGTAAGTAAGTGTAGCCACGAGTTAATCCTACGTAAATGTTATAGTAACACCTGGAGTGTTTGTTAGATCTAAATAAACTCCTTCGTCAAATAAAATTCCGGAACCTGGAACATAAAAATCTATTCCTTCAGTTCCAAATTTAAATGTAGCTATTGTAGTTCCACTAGATCCACCACTTTTAAATACAATAGAAGAACTTGCAGCTCCTTCAGCTTGAATACCAGTTATTCTAGCTCTTTGTGTTGTAGGAACCATTTGTGCGTCTGCTGTAGCGTGTGCTACCTGTTGATCACTTGAATATGATGCCATTTTTTCTCCTTAAATTATGTGTGGGCCGAAGCCCACACTAAATTAATTATTAACTTAAATTATTATTTTGTTGATACAAAATAGTAATTCTAACTTCACCAGCACTTGTAGCTGCTGAGTTAGTAACATTTAATCTTTGATCAGACGTTCCGATATCTTCCCAAGCTAAAGCTCCACCTGCTTCAGTTGTTGGGTATTTTCTACCAGCAGTAGTTCCAATTGCAAATGTGTTAACAAGAGCAGTAGCTGCTCCTCCAACAAAACCAACACTAATGTTAGTTGCACCTGATGCTGCTGTTATTACGTCAAAAACACAATCAATGATTTGTGAGTTTGCTGGAATAATTACATTTGTTGCTGATGCAGCAAGTGCTCCTCCAGATAAGTCAGCTGCGAAAGTTTGTGCCATTACAACTTGACCAGTATTTTTCATGTCAGTTCCAACAGTAGTACCTGTAGTATTTTTAATAGT